ACAAAGAGAAACTTGTTACCCCACAAGGTGCAATCGTGAAGAACAAGGAAGCACTTGTTCGTACCTCTGACAACACTGTATTAGATGTTGTTGGAACAGGTTGGAATCCTGTACAGAACTCAGAAGCATTTGAGTTTTTCCATGACTATGTAATGGCAGGCGATATGGAAATGCATACCGCTGGTTCATTGAAGAATGGACAACTTGTATGGGCTCTTGCAAAAACCAAAGAGAGTTTTGAACTCTTCAATGGTGACTTGACAGAGAACTACTTCCTGTTCACTAACCCTCACCAGTTTGGTAAGGCACTAAACATTCGTATGACACCAATTCGTGTCGTATGTAACAACACTCTCACACTGTCTTTGTCACAGAATACTGACAAGATGGTTACTGTTAATCACCGTAAGGCATTTGATGCCGCTGAGGTGAAAGAACAGATGGGTATTGCTCGTGAGAAGATGGAGCAGTACAAGTCAATGGCAGAGTTTCTTGGTAGTAAACCTGCTACTGGCGATAACGTAATCCAGTACTTCAATGAAGTATTTGGTGCGCCTGCAAAAGAGAAAGAAGATGGTGTGCTTCCATTTACTTCTCGTAACGCCAAGACTGCAATGGAAAACTTGCAGACACAGCCAGGGGCAAACTTTGCCGAAGGTTCTTGGTGGCAGGCATTTAACTCTGTCACATATATGACTGACCACTTACAGGGTCGTGAAGGTGACAGTCGCCTACAGTCTGCGTGGTATGGACGTAACCGTAAGGTGAAACTAAATGCACTAGATAAGGCGTTAGAGTACGCTGAGGCTGCCTAAGTCTTATATATAGTGTATAGGGCGCTGTTCGTAAGTCGCCCTGTCTGACACAAAAATGCTTACTCTGTGTCGCAAATCGGAGTTTGGTGGTTCTCCCTCAAAAACCACCATATAAATAAACGTGATATGCCATAATGGGTATCACACTGTATCTTGCTTAATAAAGGAGATTAAAAATGGTAAATACAGCCTTTACACTAGATCCGTCAAGGATCAATACTTACTCTATCGGTTTTGATAGAATGTTTGATAACCTGATGGGAAATGTTCCCACAGCATCAAGTTACCCACCTTATAACATCGTAAAAAACGATGATGATAAGTTCACCATTGAGATTGCCGTTGCTGGATTCTCAAAGGATGAGATTGAGATTGAGTTCAGAGAGAATACTCTCAAGATTGAATCTAAGTCTCGACCAGAGGGTGATGATGAAAAGGAGTACCTACACAAAGGTATTTCAAACAAACGATTCAAGAAAGCCTTTACACTGTCAGATGACGTAGTTGTAAATGGTGCTGATATGAAAGATGGTATTCTTAAAATCGACATGGAAAGAATTATTCCAGAAGAGAAGAAGCCACGTTCAATCAAAATCAAGTAAGTAATGTGAGGGCGCCTCTTGACAGGGGCGCCTTTTTATGATAATATGATGTTAAAATTTGAGGATTTGTTATGTTTAAAAAGAAAGAAGAAGTAGTAGTCGCTGAGAAGCGTATCGACTACAAATACTCAGAGGATAGAATCCTCAAAGAAATGGCAGAGTATATAGATAAAACCTATAACGCTCATTATTCCCACAACAAATTTCAAGCAACAGAATTCATCATGGACTCGGGCCATGGAGAAGGTTTCTGTATTGGTAATATTTTGAAGTATTCCCAACGATACGGAAAGAAAGATGGTAAGAACAGAAATGACTTGCTAAAGGTGATCCATTATGGTATAATGGCTCTACATAATCACGATACTCAGGAGAAAAATTGAAAATGAAACTTAGTAATGATACACGAGAAGTTCTAAAAAACTTCTCGACCATTAACCAGAACCTTCTGGTAAAAAATGGTACTGCGATTGGAACAATGTCTGCGATGAAAAACATCGTTGCAAAGGCAACTGTTCCAGATACTTTCAATAACGAATTTGCAATCTATGACTTGAACGAGTTCTTGTCTGCATTGTCACTATTCAAAGACCCAACACTATCATTTGATGAGAAGAGTGTACGTCTTAATGAAGAGGGTGGTGGAAGTAATCTGACTTATATGTTCAGTGACCCATCTATCGTAACTGCACCAAAAACTGAAATCAGTATGCCGTCTGTTGATGTAGAGTTTACCTTTACACAAGATACGTTTAATCAAATACTCAAGGCCTCTGCTGTTCTTGGTGTTCCAGATGTAGTTCTCAAAGGAACTGCTGGTGGTAATATTGATTTGACTGTTACAGACAGGAAAAACGATACATCAAATGATTTCAGTATTACAGTTGGTGACAATGCACCAACAAACTTTACATACTACTTCAAAGTAGAAAACCTAAAACTTCTTTCTGGTGACTACAAGGTACAGGTATCTGAAAAGGGTATTTCGCATTTTGCAAATGTGACTAAACCAATCGAATACTTTATCGCTCTCGAAGCGGCCTAAACCAGAAGGACTATATTATGAATGATGTGATGTTGTGGGTGGAGAAATACCGCCCATCGAAAATTAGTGAGTGTATTCTCACTGATGAGTTAAAGAATACCTTCCAGACTTTTGTGAATGATGGACACATTCCAAATCTACTTTTGTCTGGTGGGCCAGGTGTCGGTAAGACTACTGTTGCGAAAGCAATGTTAGAAGAAATCGGTGCCACCTATATGATGATTAACGGTTCAGAGGAATCTGGTATTGATGTTCTCAGAAACAAGATTAAAAACTTTGCAAGTACTGTCTCTATGGATGGTAATCGTAAGTTCGTTATCTTGGATGAGGCAGATTATCTAAATCCTCAATCTACACAACCAGCCTTGCGTGGATTTATTGAAGAGTTCCATAAGAACTGTGGGTTTATTCTAACCTGTAACTTCAAGAACCGTATCATCGAACCACTGCATAGTCGGTGTTCTGTTGTGGAGTTTCGTATTCCTACTACAGAAAAACCAGCACTTGCTGGACAATTTTTCAAACGAGTACAGGACATTCTCAAAACTGAGGATGTCCAGTTTGAACCAAAGGCTGTCGCTGGTATCGTAGAGAAACACTTCCCAGATTGGAGAAGAGTTCTAAACGAACTACAAAGATATTCTGCATCTGGTATGATTGATAGTGGTATTCTAGTTAATCTATCAGAAACGAATATGAAAGACTTGGTTTCCTTTCTCAAGGACAAAGACTTCAAGTCTATTCGTAAATGGGTTGCAAACAACCTAGACAACGACCCATCTCGTATGTATCGTAAAGTATATGATACATTGTATGATGAAGTTCAACCACAAACTGTGCCACATCTAGTTCTTGCAACGGCTGACTATTCTTATAAGTCTGCCTTTGTTGCAGATCAAGAAATCAATATGCTTGCATATATGGTTGAGATTATGACACAGGTGAACTTCAAATGAGTTATGAACTAAAAGAATATCTAAACTCAATCAATCTCACAAAGGAAAATCTGATGGATTCAGATGACCCTATGTGGGAGAAAAAGTATTATCCATTCATCATCAATAAGTGTATTGCACCATTTAATGATACAATTATGTTGGTAAATGAGATGAATATGCGTCACCACCTTGACACCAAACTACAATATAACTTTTTACTAAATACTATTAGACCTAAGAAACGATATGCTCCTTGGGTGAAAGCGGATAAGTTGAAAAACTTAGACTATGTAAAAGAATATTATGGTTATAGTAATGAGAAGGCCAAACAAGCATTATCAATACTAAATGATGACCAGATAACCACTATTAAAAATAGTTTGAATAAAGGTGGAAGAAAATGAACGAAACTGAATGGCATCCAGAAGCGATGCTGGAAATTAAACTTAAAGAACCTGATGACTTTTTAAAGGTTCGTGAGACACTTTCTAGAATAGGTGTCGCCTCTCGTAAAGAGAGAAAACTATATCAATCCTGTCACATTCTACATAAACAGGGTAAGTACTACATTGTGCATTTTAAGGAATTGTTTGCACTTGATGGTAAAGACACAAACTTAAATGAAAATGATATATCTCGTAGAAACTCTATCGCCGCACTTTTAGGTGATTGGGGTTTAGTAGAGATTGTTGGCAATGCAGAACCCAAGGCTCCTCTATCACAAATCAAAGTGATTGCATTTAAAGAAAAGAATGAGTGGGAACTAGAAACAAAGTATAATATTGGTAAGAAAAGAGAAGTATAGTTGGCACGCTCGTTTACAGATTTTATCACAGAAGAAGAACAGATTGAAAACTATAAGGTAATAATCCTTACAGTTGAACATGGTGATAAATCAATTACTGCAAAGAAGTTTGAGAAACAAGCCCAGAAGATGGGTATGCAAGTTTTCCTATCAGACTTCAAAGGTGTCTCTTTGACTTTTGATGATGGTAAGTATTCTATCAGAGATAAAAACAACAGTATGGAATTCAGTTCCAAAGATACAGTTGTATTTGTTAGAGGAACACCAACAAGAGATAGTCACCTAGATTTAATCTCTGAACTAGAAAGAATTGGTTGTACTTGTATTAACAGCAGAACTACTATCAGTATTTGTGCAGACAAATATCGTAGTTATGTTCGTATGAAGGACTTTAAATTAAATCAACCAAAGACAGTTCTTGTTCCTACAGAAGAGGATATAGACACTGCATTAGAAGAACTAGACACAAAGTTTCCTATCATCCTTAAAACACTTAGGGGTGCAGGCGGTGTTGGAGTTCTGTTTGTTGAATCCAAACGTGCATTAGATTCTCTCGTACAATTAATTTATAAACAAGACCCAGAAACAGATATTCTCATTCAAGAATATATCAAAACAGATGGTGACATTCGTGTTGTTATTGTTGGTGATACTATTATTGGTACAATGAAAAGAGAAGTTGTTGAGGGCGATTTCAGAAGTAACTATACACAGGGTGGTGGAGTAAAACCCTATAAGTTATCTGAAGATGAAATGCGTCAGTGTATGACAGCCGCAAAGTCTGTTGATGGTGACTTTGTTGCAGTTGACTTTATTCCATACAAAGGACAACCGTATTTCTTAGAAGTAAACAGTTCGCCAGGCACAGATGGTATTGAAGAAGCCAACTCTGGTTTGAATGTTGCAAAAGAAGTTTTAGAACATTTTAAGAATGTAGAGAATAGATTTTCTGTTCCTGTAAGATGTGGATATTACGAAACTATTACTGTAGAAAGTTTTGGTGATTTAGAAGCAAAGTTTGATACAGGTAACAGCGCTCTTTCAGTATTACACGCAGAAGATATAAAGATTAATAATAAAAAGATTACTTTCACCCTCAATGGGAAAACTATTACAACTAACCTTGTAAAAGAATATAAGGCAAAGACAGGCGCTGGAATAGATTCAAGACCTGTAGTAGAGTTGGAAATAGAGTTTATGGGCCACAGTTATCAGTTCATGTTTGGCCTAGATGATAGAAGTGAAATGGGAACTGATGTTCTTTTAAATCGGTTTGCTATGAAAACAATGAATGTTATGGTAGACCCTCAAAAGAAATATATTCTGACTACAGAAGGAGAACAAAAATGAAAGTTGGAGATGCAATCATAGCAGCCGCTAAAAAACAAGCAGAAGGTGAAGTGGCGGTACACCTTGCAAATATTAAAGTATACCAGACAATGCCTGCTGGTATCGGCGAACACTCAGATGTTACAGAAGCAGTAATGGCAGAACTAGATAAGTTGGCCGCTGCAGATGACAGATTAGAAATGATTAATAAGTATTTTTCTAACGGTGAGATGCCACTTTTCTCTTGACAAACCCCCTCAATGGTGATATATTTACATTATGCGATTTTACACACACGTTGCCCAGTGGGGCAATCAACTACTTGTTCGTGCAGTAGAGAATGGTGTTCGTTCTAACTTCAAGGTTAAGTACGAACCCACTCTCTATGTGCCTGTTCAAAAGGACACTGGTTGGAAAACCTTAGACGGTAAGAACGTCAATCCTATGAAGTTCCTCTCTATCAAAGAGGCAAAGGAATTTATTGAACAGTACGAAAGTCAACCTCATCTGGTTTATGGGTTGACACAATTTCCTTATACCTATATCGCAGAAAAGTATCCTAAACAGATACAGTTTGACAGTTCGCAAATGCGTATTGTCACGATTGATATTGAGGTAGAGTGTGAGAATGGTTTCCCTAATGCCGACAAGGCCCTAGAACCTATGTTGGCTATCACTATCAAGAACCATGATACAGGACGTATTAAGGTGTGGGGTTTGCACGAGTATCACAATGACAGGGAAGATGTTCAATATATCAAGTGTCAGACTGAACGTGAACTTCTGGCTCAGTTCCTTGCGTGGTGGGAAAGTGATTATCCAGATGTAATCACTGGTTGGAATACAGAGTTCTTTGATATTCCCTATATCTGTAATCGTATTAAATCGGTTATGGGTGAAGATGCCATGAAACGTCTTTCACCTTGGGGTGTTGTAAACTCTCGTATGGTAAACTCTGGTTATGGACGTAAAGACCAAGTGTATGATATTCTTGGTGTTGAAGAGGTTGACTATCTTCAACTCTATCGTAAGTTTACTTACTCTGCACAGGAATCTTACCGTCTTGACCATATCGCATTTGTTGAGTTGGGAGAACGTAAGGATGAAAATCCTTATGAGACTTTTCGTGATTGGTATACTAAAGACTATCAATCTTTTCTTGACTACAACATTCAAGACGTTGAACTAGTTGACAGACTTGATGATAAGATGAAACTTATCGACCTTATCCTCACCATGACGTATGAGGCCAAAGTCAATGTCTCTGACTCGTTTACGTCTGTTAAGTATTGGGATGTTCTTATCTACAATCATCTTCTCAAGAAGAAGGTTGTTATTCCACAAAAGACTTCCCACAAATCCAAGGGTGAAAAGTATGTGGGTGCATATGTGAAAGAACCACAGGTTGGACAACACAAGTGGGTTATGTCATTTGACTTGAACTCTCTATATCCACACCTCATTATGCAATACAACATTTCACCAGAAACACTAATGCCTCAAGAGGTTGCAGTTGACGTTGACTATCTTCTAGACAACAAGCCTGCTCCCAAACTTGACAACGCAACATTCACACCTAATGGTGCAGTCTTTCACAAACGTCATCAAGGGTTTCTCCCTGAGATGATGCAGACGATGTATGATGACCGTACTATCTACAAGAAGAAGATGTTGCAGGCAAAACAACAATATGAAGATACGAAGGATGCTAAATATCTGAAAGATGTTTCAAGGTATAACAATATTCAGATGGCTCGCAAGATTTCACTAAACTCTGCCTATGGTGCAATCGGTAACGAATGGTTTCGTTATTATGATTTGCGTATTGCAGAAGGTATTACCACTTCTGGCCAGTTCTCTATTCGGTGGATTGAAAAGTCTCTGAATCTGTATCTCAACAAATTGTTGAAAACAGATGGAGAAGATTATGTCATTGCGTCAGATACGGATTCGGTATACATTACTTTTGACAAACTCGTTGATAAGGTGCTTAAAAAGAGAACAGATGAATCAGAAGATTCGTATCGTGGGAGGGCCGTGGACTTCCTTGATACTGTGGCAAAGGAGAAAGTCGAACCTTTTATTGATAAGTCTTATCAAGCTCTTGCTTCGTATGTAAGTGCATATGAACAGAAGATGCAGATGGCCCGTGAGGTTATTGCAGATAAAGGTATCTGGACTGCAAAGAAAAGATACATCCTCAACGCATGGGATATTGAAGGTGTTCGTTATGAAGAACCAACACTGAAGATTATGGGTATCGAGGCTGTCAAGTCATCAACGCCTGCTCCTTGTCGTGATAAGATTAAGGAATGTCTAAAGATTATCATGTCTGGTACAGAGAAGGATGTCAACAACTTCATACAAGAGTTTCGTGAGGAGTTTATGAAACTTCCCCCAGAAGAGATTGCCTTCCCTCGTTCTGTAAACGGTATTGGTAATTGGAGTGACAGTGCAAACATTTTCAAGAAGGGTACACCTATGCACATCAAGGGCGTTATCCTTTACAACCACTTTGTCCGTCAACAGAAGTTGACTAACAAGTATCCACTAATCCAAGAGGGTGAAAAAATCAAGTTCCTTAATATGCGTACTCCCAATCGTATGCAGTCTAACGTCATATCTTTTATGACTAAATTACCAAAAGAACTTGACATTCACTCACATTTGGACTATGATACACAGTTCGAGAAGGCTTTTATTGAGCCTCTCACTTTTATTATGAACCAGATTGGGTGGAACATCGACCGTTCCTATGGAACACAAATGACACTTGAGGAGTTTTTTGGATGAAATATAAACCATACAAATTAGAAGATGTAGTAAATGCATCCAACCAAAATAAATTCAACGTCATCTCTACCTTTGCTGGTGGGGGTGGTTCTTCTACAGGATACAGACTTGCTGGTGGTAAGATACTTTGCATAAATGAGTTCGTAGAAGAAGCCCAGAACACTTATAGAGAAAACTATCCAGATACACCAATCTTGCCTGGCGATATTAAACAACTATCTGGTAAAGACTTTCTAGATATTGCAAAACTTGATGTGGGTGAACTAGACATTCTTGACGGTTCTCCACCATGCAGTGCCTTCTCAGTCGCTGGTAAACTATCACATTCTAGAGATGGTAAACACTCTGATGGTTGGGGCCAGACTAAGAACTATTCAGATGGTAAGATGGTAGAAAATATTGAGGACTTATTCTTTGAGTTTCTAAGGGTTGCAGATGATATCAAACCAAAAGTAATTATTGGTGAGAATGTAAAGGGATTGACTATTGGTGAGGCCAAACAATACTTTAATAAAATTCAGAATACCTTTGAGGATATTGGATATGATGTTGTTGCAAAAGTATTAGACAGTCGTTACTTTGGTATCTCACAAACTAGAACAAGGGTATTCTTTATTGGTGTTCGTAATGATATCACAGAGAAGGCTGGATTAAACTTTATGACTATCGGTAATGTATTTCCACAAGAATTACCTGATGTTGTTCCTCTGAAAGACGCACTGATTGATTTAGAATATGATGCAGAAGAAGTAAAGTATCTTACAGATAAATTTATTAAAACTGCATATTGGAAAGATACAGGTAGTAAGATGGAGATTGACCCACCAAAGGTTCTGACAGGTATGGACTACCATCATAAAGGACATCACTTCAATCTTAAAAGAGTTTCACAGTATCAACCTGCCCCGACACTAACTGCAATGGGTAGTAACGATACAACTGCTGGTGCATTTCACTGGGCCGAACCTAGAAAACTAACTATTGGTGAATTAAAAAGAATACAATCGTTACCAGACGATTTCAAACTTACTGGTAAATGGAATCAAAAGTCAGAACGTATCGGTAGAATGGTGCCTCCTTTGATGATGAAGGCAATCGCTGATTCAGTTTACAACAAAGTACTAAAGGAGATATAATGGCAGACTTTACTTTTGCACACAGAGAGGAAGGTTTCGATGAACATATTGAACATTCTATTCGTGGTTACAGTCATCTACTTAATGATGTAGTGCAGTATTCAAGGTACTTTGTAGAAGATGGTACTAATGTTGTAGACATTGGTTGTTCTACAGGTAAACTAACTCAGGCCCTTTTAGAAGAAAACCAAGACCACTGTGCAGAGGCCAACTATGTTGGTGTAGAAATTGCAGAGGGTTTCTTTGGTGATTTAGACAAGAGACAAAAACATCTGTATGATATACATCCTTGGGCCACAGTTAGTTTTGTAAAGGATGATATTCGTAATTATACTTTTGAAAACTGTTCTCTAGTAACATCTATTTTTACTTTACAGTTCATGCCACCTAGACATAGACAAGAAGTTATTAGACAAATCTATGAAGGATTGAATACTGGTGGTGGATTTATCTTTGCAGAGAAAACAGTCTGTCAAGACCCTAGACTACAGAACATGATGACATTTAATTACTATGACTATAAAAGACAAAACTTTGATACAGAAGATATCATGGACAAAGAGAAAACTTTACGTCATATGATGAAACCAAATACTTGGAACGAGATTGTTGATAATCTATGTGAGGCTGGGTTTTGGGGTGATAAGATACAGCCTTTCTGGAGAAACCACACATTCGTAGGAGCAATAGCAATCAAATGATTAAAACACTAGTAATGATAAATGGCGCTGAGATTATCGGACGTTTTGTAAAAGCAGATGAAAACAGTATAATAGTTTACAAACCAAGATTAGTTCAGGCAACTCAACAAGGGGTTGGACTTGTGAACGGTATTTGTATGACAGGTAAAGAAGTTGATGGTGAATTTAGTTTTCCAAAACACTCTGTTGCATACATGGTAGATACAATGAAAGAACTTGCAGACGGATGGACAACACAAACATCTGGTATTGAAGTTGCACCAAAAGGAATTATTTTGTAATGGTTATCGAAGAAGATTTCAAACTTGACTTTTCTAGTGTGTTGATTCGTCCAAAGCGTTCAACACTAAAATCTAGAAAAGAAGTAGACTTATTCAGAACTACAATTTTTAGAAACAGTAAAGAAGAATACATTGGTATTCCTATCATGGCTGCAAATATGGATGGAGTTGGTACGTTTGAAATCGCAGACGCACTTGCAAAACATAATGTATTTACTTGTCTGGTAAAAACATATTCGGTAAACGAACTTGTTAGTTTCTTTGACTGTGATGATAGTGATTTAAAATATGACAGAAGAGAAAATGTTGCAATGTCTATTGGGGTATCTGATGATGATTTGCAAAAGTTTTGTAATGTCATGGAACTTAGCGATGGTGCTGTTAAATATCTCTGTGTAGACGTTGCGAATGGATACACTGAAATGTTTAGTAACTTCATTTATCAACTACGATTGAATTTTTCAAATCTTGTTATCATAGCAGGTAATGTGGTTACTGGCGATATGACACAGGAGTTAATTTTAAATGGTGCCGATATTGTTAAGTGTGGGATTGGCCCTGGCAGTGTGTGTACTACTCGTATACAGACAGGAGTCGGATATCCACAACTCTCATCTGTTATTGAATGTGCTGATGCCGCTCATGGTCTTGGAGGCCATATTATTGCTGATGGTGGTTGTGTATCATCTGGTGATGTAGCAAAAGCATTTGGTGGTGGTGCAGACTTTGTAATGTTAGGTGGTATGTTCTCTGGACACGATGAAGGTGGTGGAGAATATATATTAGAGGATGATAATCCAGAACCTATAGGAGTTAAATTCTATGGGATGAGTTCGGAGACTGCAAATGACAAACATTTCGGTGGACTTAAAGACTACAGAGCCTCAGAAGGAAAAGAAGTCATTGTTCCCTACAGAGGAAGAATTGATAATACTGTACAAACTATTCTTGGAGGCCTCAGATCGTCCTGTACTTATGTTGGGGCAAGACGAATAAAAGACTTGACAAAATGCACAACATTTGTTAAAGTATACAATACCCATAACACAATTTTTGGAGATTCGTAATGGATAAAGATTTTCTACTTGACTATACTCGTTTTGTAGATGAGGTGACTAGTGATGCATCTAGAGATGCACAGGCACTTTCAGACTCACTTGACGTAATTGATAACTTTGGTGTTTCACCAGAACGTGTATTGACTGCGGCTATTGGTATTAGTGCAGAAGGTGGTGAGTTTGCAGAGATTGTAAAGAAGTGTATTTTCCAAGGCAAACCTATGGACGATGAGGCACAGTATCACATGAAGCGTGAACTTGGTGATATTATGTGGTACATTGCACAGGCTTGTATTGCATTAAGTAT